TGGATCTGTCACTAGTTATGGTGAGACTGCTGAAGTAACAGTTACGGTTAAGGTAAAAGAAAATCAACATACTATGTGGCTACCTGTTATGGATAACCGGAATAACTCTATCAAAAACCCAACATCTAGAGACATATCTGACTCGAAAATGAGATGTTTAGTTAAAGCGATAGCCATGCATGGTTTGGGGCATCATTTGTACATGGGTGAGGACATAAATCCCGCTGTAGCAAATGCGGTAATAACTCACGAACAAGAAAAAGAAATTAATGATCTACTAATTAAAACTAATTCAGATGTTTCAATCTTTTTAGATACATTTAAAATTAGTAATGTTGGCGAATTAAAAGCAACTCAATACGGCAAAGTTATGGGGATGCTTAATTACAAATTACACACCCCAAAGCCTAAAACGAAATGATTGTCTTAGATCACGAACAAGGCACTCCGGAATGGAGAGAAGCAAGAAAGGGCGTGTTGTCTGCGTCCAGTTTTCATAAGCTGATAACCAGTACCGGAAAACCTAGTTCGCAAGCGCAGGGGCTTATATCAGACGCTATTTTAGGGAAATATTACAATGCATACCCTGATAACGTTACTACTGCGGCAATGCAACATGGTATTGATCTTGAGCCTGAAGCAAGAAAAGTTTTTGAGTTCATGAGCAACAAAAAGGTAATAGAAACTGGGTTTATTTTGCATGATAGTCTGACTTACGGATGTTCTCCCGATGGATTGATTAACGAAGATTCGGGGCTAGAAATAAAATGTCCAACTGATAATGTCATGTTAGGTTATGAGAGAAATCCCAAAACTTTAATTACAAAATACATCCAACAAGTAACTGGGTGCATGATGGTAACAGGCAGAAAAGAATGGTATCTGTTTGCTTATTCTGAATTGATACCCCCAGTTTGTATCTTGATAAAACTTGATGAAGAATACGCGGGTAAATTAGAGGTAGAAATTGCCAACGCCCATACTGAAGTAATTAATTATAAAGGAAAAGAAAAATGAAAAAAATAGGCATAACTTTAAATATTGACGTAACAAAAATCGACAAGACGCGACTGTACGCAGGCCACAAAGGTACCTACCTTGATCTAACTACTTTTATCGACTTAGGGCCGGAAAATGAGTACGGAAATCACGGATTTGTCACTCAATCTATGACTAAAGAAGAGAGAGAAGAAAAGGTTAGACTTCCTATACTTGGTAATGTTAGGCTTATATATCAAGATTCGGAGACAAGCCAATCAAATGTTACAAACATTCAGGCTAATTACAATCCAGAACAAGAGAAAAAGCCAGAGCCAGAGCCTGAGCCTCTTGGGGATGATGATATACCGTTTTAAAAGAACCTCTAAGTACGGCTTGGCGCACCGTCCCCAACGCGCCCCCTATCTATGAAATCACTCGATGAACCATTTGGGATAGCTACCCGAACAATCAAACTTAGTTTGTCTCCCGACTTTTGTTTAAACGATGCCTTTGCAGTTATGGATTTTCTGCAGGTAATAATAGAAAATTTGGAGGACGAAATTGATGAAACATCTAATTATTCCGGATACACAAGTCAAACCAAACTCACCCACTGAACATTTAAGATGGGCGGGTATGTATGCGGCTGAAAAGAAACCTGATGTCATAGTTCATATTGGAGATCATTTTGATATGCCTAGTCTGTCCACTTGGGACGTAGGCAAAAAATCGTTTGAGGGACGAAGATACAAAGATGATATTGCGGCAGGGATTGAGGCCATGAAAGTATTTATGAATCCAATCCAAGAAGAGCAAGCGCGACTCAAAAGAAACAAAGAAAAACAATGGCATCCGCGATTAGTATATACCCTAGGCAATCATGAAAACCGCATAGAACGTGCGATAGAATCTGATTCAAAACTGGAGGGCTTAATTGGGTACAAAGATCTTGAATTAGAATCATTTGGCTTTGAAGTTTATTCTTATCTTGAAGTGGTGGTGGTTGACCAAATTGCGTATTCTCATTTCTTTACGTCTGGTGTAATGGGTCGGCCAGTGGCAAGTGCTAACGCGCTGTTAAACAAACGTCATATGTCTGCAGTAATGGGCCACGTTCAAGATAGGTCAATAGCATTTGCAAGGCGTGCTGATGGGGTAAATTTAACAGGTTTGTTTTCTGGAATATATTATCAACATGACGAAGATTATTTAACGCCTCAAACTAACGGATCATGGCGGGGAATCTGGATGTTAAACGAAGTCCGGAACGGAGGGTTTGACGAAATGCCCGTGTCAATAAATTACTTAAGAAAAAAATATCAAGGAAAATAAAAAAGCCCCCATCTCTGAGGGCTTGGCAGGAGGGGCATTTATCTGCACGTTCATTCAAGACTTTTGCACACTTATCTGCACGTTCCTCTTCTCCGGTTTAGTGCCAGGATTTTCTTACGGCATAAGTTTCGATATTAAAGAGTGTAGCCCCGATTATGTTGATATGGGCTTGAATCCACTGGCTTGATTAGGGAATATTTACAATAATTTATTTTCTCCCCGAATTGGTTTAGCCCTTTGATCCGCTCAATCTTAATGTTATGCCCGTCTTTTTTAAGTTCGCAGATACGCGCTGACAGTTCAAAAATCCCCAGTTCCTTAAAACTGTTAATTCTGGTAATGGAATATCCTTTATCAAGATACGCTAATAGTCTTTGATTTTGAGTACTCATACTAAACCCCTTTTTAGTTGGCTTTCTTCAATGCGATCAACATGCCGCGCTATGCTTTCTAACTGAAACCAATGAACACGAACTAATGATTCCATTTCAGCGATAGAAACCGTCCAAGGCTCACCACTGTTACGGTGAGCCTCGATTGTTGATTCTTTATCTTGGATGTTAGTCAGTAGATCTTGATATTGTCGGTCAAGGTCAAGCTTGATAATTTCAAGGGTGGAATCTGACAATAAATTAATCAATTCAAAGTAATCCATTATGCTACCTCTAGTCTTTTATCTTGCTCTAAAGTTAACACCGCATTGGAATACATAGGATCTTTAACGATCTCGCAGGCACGATTGTAAGCAGGCAATTTAATGCCGTAATTGTCATACAATAAAATAACGGCTTTAGCCCGTTCGTGCCACCAAAAACTCCAGTTACCGTGAATCTCCCTGAAATCTAAAATACAATCCGGCTCATCCTTTTTGCTATCGTTGGATTTTGCGCAAATAATTGCAACGTCAATAGTATTAATTAGATCCGCGATTTCAACGCAAGTATCAGTATGTAATTTAATCATGATTTTATCCTCTAGTTATGATGCCAAAGTGCATCGAATAACCTACCCATCGCGGATAGGCTACGCGTTGGACTCTAAGCGGCCTTACTGCCCATCTCTGACGCTTCCTTGCTATTCTCGACCATATATCGAACAGCTTTATTCGCAAGCTTGCTAGCCTCATACAATGCGCTAGGATCCCCCTGCAAGACTTCAATCCAATTCTGTATATATTCATCATGCTGTAGCCCCTCATATGGCAGGCCCATAATTGATCCGGCCATTGCTGATCCAAGTTCTGCAATAAGTTCCTCGAACGCGTAATCCTTAGACCCAAACCCATTTTTAAGGTTACGGTTTAATCTCGATTTGTGGCCGGTCCAGTGGGTTATTTCATGTAACAAAGTCGAGTCGTGGTGATCGCGTCCAGTACCACCATCAATAAAAGATTCAACTGTAGGCATATGGATTTGATCTTGCGAGGGTATAAAACACGCCCTGTTACCAGTGTATTTAAGATCAACACCTAGTTGTTTAGCCATGCAATTTACGCCATTTTCTGGTATAATTGGGGCATCGGTAACGGATGATTTGGGGCCAAAAACTGAGGTATCAAAGTCGTTTAACTGCTCGACATTAAATACGCGATATTGAGACATTTTAGGATAGAGAGTGGCCCCTGTAGCATCGCGGGAATCTTTGAGCATTTTAAAATGGATAATTCCGGTGGTTTTATTGCCCTTGACATATTTACAGGCCTCATCTTTACCGAATTTGGTTACTAACTGGTTAAAAGTGACCCACTGGTTGCAGTCATAACCACTAAAATTGGTGATGAACCAGTTAAACCCGCTGTATACGGTCCCAGTGATGGGGTTATGATGCGCCCCAAATGCTACACCATTAGAACTCCACGGCTTAGACCATTTAGCGTCTTTTGGTAGGTTCTCAAGGTTGGCGATTACTTTGTCGGTAATCTCTTTAACGATTGCTTCTATTTTTGCGTCTTTCATGTTGTGACCTCTAAGTCGTTATGGTTGGTGTTAAGAGTTACAGTTCTTATAAACTGATTGCTCTGTTGAGTTATGCGATAACAGCACCTCAGTGCCACGCTTCAAAGTGTGTGAACCTTTTGGGTGATCTTGCTTCAATGCTCTGAAAGCCTGAGAAGCTTGAATAGATCCTTGCACCGTAAAGGAGTCAAAGCCGATAGTTGATAGAGTGAATAAAGACATATGTGTACCTATATATAAAATGAATGAAGTGCCAAGGTATACTATAGGGAGAGTATCCCCTAGAACTAAACACGACTAATAATCCCTTTATGGTCACAAAACCCCCTTTTATGATATAATCACCACATCTCAACAATATTAACCTGTAACAAAAACAATCACTTAGGATTAAAAAACATGGGCAGACCTAAAGGTTCACCTAATAAACCTAAAAAAGCTCTAGAGAAAGCTTTAAACGCACGCCTAAAAGCTATCTATGGAGAGGACTTTGATGTGGTGTTTAGCATGGCCTGCAGTGCTATAGATATACAGGCAATAGCTAAAGAGTCTGGCGAAGTGGAGGACCATACAGCGGCCGTACAAGCATTAGATAGGGTAGCTAAGTACCTGACACCATCGCTCAAGTCTATAGAGCAGACAGGGGAGCAGGGGTTAACTGTATCCATACAAAGAAAGCGGTATGATTCATCCAGTGCATAACCTGTTCATAAACCTGTGGACAGCACAGTGTATAACTTGTGGGTAAACCTGTGGAAAAGGTGTTAGCAACCTGTGGATAAGTGGCTACCCCCCT